CGCGCGTATAGGTGTCTTGTCAAAGACGGGTAGCGATGCCAAGAAGATGTTCACCGATAAGATAGTTCCTATCTCCAACAACTATCCCTTCTTCTTCAAGCCCATACAAGACGGTATGGACAAGCCTAAGACGGAGCTGGCTTACCGCGTACCTGCCTCGAAGATTACCAAGCGCAATATGCACGAGGTAGCCAACAACGATATGGAGGGTCTTGACACCACCATCGACTGGAAGAACACCTCCGACAACAGCTATGACGGTGAGAAGCTTATGCTCCTTGTCCACGACGAGAGCGGTAAGTGGGAGAAGCCTGAGAATATCCTCAACAACTGGCGCGTCACGAAGACGTGTCTGCGTCTGGGTGGACGTATCATAGGCAAGTGTATGATGGGCTCCACGTGTAACGCTCTGGAGAAGGGTGGTGACAACTTCAAGAAGCTGTACTACGACTCGAACCTTGAGACGCGCAGCTCCAACGGACAGACCAAAAGCGGTATGTACTCCCTGTTCATCCCTATGGAGTGGAACTTCGAGGGCTACATAGACAAGTACGGATACCCTGTCTTGAGAACGCCATCGAAGCCTGTCGAAGGCGTTGACGGCGGGACGATAAAGATGGGTGCTATCGACTACTGGGAGAACGAGGTGGAGTCTTTGAAGAACGATGCTGACGCCCTCAACGAGTTCTATCGTCAGTTTCCGAGGACGGAGTCTCACGCCTTCCGCGACGAGAGCAAGAGCTCGCTGTTCAACCTGACGAAGATATACCAGCAGATAGACTACAACGACGAGATGGTGTCCGACCACTACGTCACGCGCGGGTACTTCCACTGGCGCGACGGCAAGAAGGGCGGCTCGGTGGTATGGACTCCCGACAAGAAGGGCAGGTTCTTGGTGAGCTGGCTTCCTCCGGCCCACCTGCAAAATAACGTCGAGAAGAAGGGCGACCTGTACTACCCACTCAACGAACACATAGGCGCCTTTGGGTGTGACAGCTACGACATCTCTGGTGTGGTAGGCGGAGGAGGCTCCAACGGGGCTCTCCACGGTATGACGCGTTTCAATATGGACGACGCGCCCAGCAACCAGTTCTTCCTCGAGTACGTAGCTCGACCGCAAACCGCAGAGATGTTTTACGAGGACGTACTTATGGCTTGCCACTTCTATGGTATGCCTGTCCTTGTGGAGAACAATAAGCCTAGGCTTCTGTACTTCCTCAAGAACAGGGGCTACAGGCGCTTCTCTATCAACAGGCCAGACAAGCCTAAGCACAGGCTCAGCAAGACTGAGATGGAGCTAGGCGGCATACCCAACTCTTCTGAGGACGTCAAGCAGTCCCACGCCTCAGCCATAGAGACGTACATAGAGAAGTACGTAGGCATAGACTTCCTTGGGGAATACAGGCCTCAGGGAGATATCGGCGTGATGCCTTTTACACGCACTCTAGAGGACTGGGCTAAGTTCGACATAACGAAGCGTACCAAGTTTGACGCTACGATTAGTTCTGGGCTGGCCATTATGGCAAACCAAAAGCATATGTATCAGCCTGAAAAAAAGCAATCCAAAATTACAGTTACCTTTGCTAGATACAGAAACGATGGTAACTTAAGTCAACTGGTCAGGTAATGAAAGAAGTTAAAATCAACGTAGCTTCTGCTTCTTTCCCCAGCCAATTCGTCAGCGATGCAGAGAAAGCCAGTCTGGAGTTTGGTCTTCAGGTAGGGCAGTCTATCCAATACGAGTGGTTCCGAAAGGACGGAAACGGTAGTAGGTACTACGACCAGATGAATGAGTACCATCGCCTTCGGCTCTATGCTCGAGGAGAACAGTCTGTTGCCAAATATAAGAACGAGATAAGTGTAGAGGGCGACCTGTCGTACCTCAACCTCGACTGGACTCCAGTCCCTATCGTGCCCAAGTTTGTGGATATCGTCGTTAACGGTATGTCAGACAGGCTTTTCTCCGTCAAGGCCTACGCTCAAGATGCTATGAGCGCCGAGAAGAGAACGAGCTACCAGCGTATGATTGAGGCTGATATGGCGGGTAAAGAAATCCTTACAAAGATTAAGGACAACTTCGGTGTCGACGCCTTCTCTATCCCACCCGACGAGATACCCGGTAGTGACGACGAGCTACAGCTCTATATGCAGCTCAACTACAAGCCGGCCATTGAGATAGCTGAGGAGGAGGCCATCAACACGTTGCTTGAGGAGAACAGATACCTTGAGCTTCGTCGCAGACTCGACTACGACCTTACGGTTTTGGGTAAGGCCATCGTCAAGCACGAGTTCAACCCGGGCACTGGCGTGCAGATTAAGTACGTCGACCCTGCCAACGTCGTACACAGCTACTCGGAAGACCCCAACTTCAGGGACTGCTTCTATTGGGGAGAGATTAAGACGGTACCTATCGTTGACCTCCTGAAGATTGACCCGTCTCTCAACAACGAGGACTTGGAGAAGATTTCCAAGTACGCTCAGAGTTGGTATGACTACTACAACGTAGCTCAGTTCTACGACAACGATATCTTCTATAAGGATACTGCCACCCTTATGTACTTCAACTACAAGACGACCAACAGGTTCGTCTACAAGAAGAAGATTTCAGATACTGGTGCAGCCCGCGTCATCGAGAAAGACGACACGTTCAACCCTCCACGAGAGATGATGGAGGAAGGACGCTTTGAGAAGGTAGAGAAGGTCATCGACGTGTGGTATGAGGGCGTGATGGTTATGGGTACCAACATCTTGCTTCGTTGGAAGATGATGGAGAATATGGTTCGCCCACAGTCAGCCTCTCAGGACGCTATGCCTAACTACGTGGCTTGTGCTCCTCGTATGTACAAGGGCAACGTAGAGTCTTTGGTTCGGCGTATGATTCCTTTCGCTGACCAGATACAGGTTACGCACCTCAAGCTACAGCAGGTCATAGCCCGTATGGTGCCTGACGGCGTGTATATCGACGCCGACGGCCTCAACTCCGTAGACCTAGGCAACGGCAACGCATACAATCCTAAGGAGGCTTTGAACCTGTACTTCCAGACAGGTAGCGTCGTGGGCCGTAGCTATACCGAGGAGGGTGAGTACAACCACGGCAAGGTGCCTATCCAGCCTTTGGTAGGCAACACAGGTCAGGGCAAGCTTCAGTCTCTTATCGCCAACTACAACCACCTGTTGTCTATGATTAGGGACGTCACTGGTTTGAACGAAGCCAGAGACGGGTCTACGCCTAGCGAGTATGCTCTTGTTGGCGTTCAGAAGCTGGCAGCGGCCAACAGCAACACAGCCACTCGGCACATCCTTGACGCCAGTCATCAGATTCTCAAGCAGCTATGCGAGGGTCTTTCTTGTCGTATCGCGGACATCTTGGAGTATGCTCCTTTTGCTGAGGAGTTTGCCAATCAGATAGGCAAGTACAACGTCTCTATCCTTGACGAGATAAAGAACTTGTACCTCCACGACTTCGGTATCTTCATTGAGATTTCTCCAGACGAGGAGCAGAAGCAGCAGCTGGAGATGAACATCCAGATGGCTTTGTCGAAGAACGACATCAACCTTGAGGACGTCATTGACATCAGGGAGATTAAGAACATCAAGGTTGCCAACCAGCTTCTCAAGGTCAAGCGTAAGCGCAGACAAGAGATTGAGCAGGCTCAGGAACTGAAGAAGCAACAGATTACCGTTCAGGGTCAGCTGCGTTCTCAGCAGATGGCAGCTCAGACGAGTATGCAAAAGATACAGGCTGAGACGGAGTCTAGTGTACGCATCAAGCAGGCTGAGGTAGCTTTTGAGATTGAGAAGCTTCAGGCCGAGGCGCAGCTCAAGCTGCAACTTATGGCTGAGGAGTTCAAGTACCAGATGCAGATTAAGGGCGTAGAGGGACAGCTACTGTCGCAGAGGGAAGACACGAAAGAGAAGGAGAAGACAAGACGTATCGACAGGCAGAACACCCAGCAGTCGCAACTCATTAACCAGCGGAAAAACAACTTACCACCACTCAGCTTCGAGTCCAACGAAGACTCTCTCGATGGCTTCGATATGGCAGAATTTGAGCCAAGGTAAAATGTTTAACTTCGCACAAATCAAATCCAATGGAAATTAAAGTTCGAGAAGTCTCAGAAGAGGTAGAGAGCAAGTCTATTCAAGAAGTTGAACAGGAGTTGCTCAACAAGCACGAAGCTGAGATGAATGGTGGTGACGATGACGATGTGTCTTCAAAGACACAAGACGAGTCGGAGCCTACTATGGACGAACAACAAGTTCTTTCATTCTTACAAAACCGCTATGGCGAAGAGGTCAACAGCCTTGATGAGTTGATTGAGAAGAGAGCATCTTCACAAGATATTCCAGAGGATGTGGCTTCGTATCTGAAGTATCGTCAGGAAACTGGTAGAAGCTTTGAGGACTACCTCAAGCTCAACCAGAACTATGACGAGATGGAAGAGGACGACCTTTTGCGCAACTATCTTCTGTCCACGGAAGAGGGTGTAGACCAAGACGACGTCGATGTCTTGCTTGAGGACTACACTTTCGATGAGGACTTGGACGATGAGGCTGACGTCAAAAGGAAGAAGGTCGCCAAGAAAAAAGCGGTTGCTAAGGCAAAGAAATACTTCAACTCTCAGAAGGAGCAGTATGCCAAGCCACTCGAGTCGAGCGGCAACGGCCTGTCGCCAGCTGAGAGGGAGGAGTTCGAAGCCTATAAAAAGCAGCTGAATGAGTCTTCGTCTCACAACGAGGAGATGAAGCGCCGTTCGGAGTGGTTTCAGCAAAAGACCAACGAGGTTCTCTCAGACGATTTCAAAGGTTTTGAATTCAACGTCGGAGACAAAAAGATGGTTTATGCACCAGCTTCTGTCAATGACCTTAA